GCATATACGATGATGTCCGTACACTCTTCATGAGAATAATAGAGCTTGTCCAGGTACCGGCGAATTGAGCCGGTCAACTGTGTCCTGTTTATACCCCTTTTGATTGCATTATTCACTAACCTATAACAGGCTTTTTTCCCCACCCCTGCGCGTTCTTTTATTCGTTTTCGGGCGTGGTTAGTGATTATCATGTCTTCATCTCCCTAACCTGAATATGGTTTGGATACTGCTTTTCAATCTGTTTCAGGCCAATAAGAACAGTCATAAACACTGCATCCACCACGGCCTGCTCTGTTTCATCAGCGAACGGTTCAATTTCCACCGTCACCCCGTTCTGATACTGCAAGCGGGTAAATGAAATATCCTGTATGTTTTTCAAGGTACCTACAAGTGCAAAGGCAAGTGCTGATATACCGGCACAAACAACATCGTTTCCAGGGTTATATCCGGCATGGCCTTTCAGGTCCATAGCCGTAAAGCCATGGTTATCCCTGTAAAACTCTACTGTCACCACCAGGAAGCACCCCCTGTTTCTGTTGTGCTGCAAGAGCTTGAAGGATTGGCTGCACTCGCATAAGAGTCTGTTGCATTTGTTGCATCTGTTGATACATCATTGCATTTGCGCGAATCATTTCAGCTATTTTTTCTTTTCCTTCAAAAGTCATCATCTCAAGGGCAATAAGTGCCGATTCTGCCATCTGAGGGTTAAAGAAACCAGCTTTGAACATCGCTTGTGCCATCTCATTGTGGACCATAGTAGAATACGGATTTGATTTTTCAGGAACGATGTCAATATCGAATTCAGGCTTCCTGTATTTCGGCTCTTCACCTTCATACATTGATGGAAACAGCTGCGGCCTGAGGCCGGAATTATCATAATCAACAAATTCATAGGTCCCATTCGGCATATCTATCCTGAATGTACGGGTGACATTATATAATTGCCTTATATGTTCTACAAGAAAGGTCATTTCACGCCTGAATACTTCATACGAAGAAGAAATCATATCCCTGGAAACCTTGTTTCCGGCTTCCTGGAGCGCATATATTGCAGCTGCAGCTGTAACGCCTTTACCGCCCTGGCCGGAATTGAACACGTCATTTGCGGAAATTTCCCGAAGTTCTGATATTTTTTCCTGACGATGCTGAACAATGAACGGATGCAAAGGTGTAACCTGCCACTCACGAATACTATCCTCACTCAAGCTACCCTCAGTTTCGATAAATTCTTTTGACCAGTCTGTGGCATCATCCAAGTTTATACCGCTGCTGCGTTTATAAAACCACCTTTTTCGACCCGCCTTAAAGGCATTTTCGATGATGATAGCATCAAGCTTGTCAATGTAAATTTGCGGATTTTTAGCAATATCTATAAATCCAAACCCTGTAATGGTTCCCTCTTCAGGAAACAGCACATCAAACTCAACCGGGTATTGATTGCATTCGTAATAGCCTTTTTCGACATATTCCGGGTAATCCTCTGAACAAAAATACGGAATGTCTCCGGCCAACTTGCATAATTGCAGCGTCTTTCTGCCCTGAGAATTCTCAATGAAGTAATACCAGTCAATCATCAGTGTTTTGTCTGATAAATCGTTCTGGTCATCCTGGATATACTGCTTCGGGATAATCGGCTTGTCACTGGATAGTTTATCTGCTATTTCTGGCATCTGCTTTTTCAGGTATTCGGTATCTTCCAGAGCCCACACAAAGAAATTTTTACTGTCCTGGATATTAGTTATTCCCGGTTCCCAAGCGCAATTAAGTGCATCTATGTACGATGGTTTGATATCGCCCAGGCCGTTATTTGCCTCTGGATCCCAAAACATACCCTTGATTACAAATCCGTGTTTGAGCTTGTACCACCATGCATTGCTGTATACCTTGCGGTAATTATTCGCTTTTAATATTGCCGGTACAATTTCCGTTAATCTTTGGGCCTCTTGTATATCGTCCCTGTCTTTTGGCAGGAAGTTTGCTTTCGGGTAATTATCCATTGCATCCGCGTGCTTGTTGGCAAGAATGTTAAACAGATATGCAGTCACCGGCTCGGGCTTATCTTTTGCGTATTCTTTCCGAATAAGGTCCCAATGCCTGGATCGGTACCACATTTCGTTATCGACTATCTTTGCATCCAGCTGTTCTTTTCCACGTTGGTACTTCTGCAACGTATCCAGAGCCGCGCGGACTCGTGACCGATCCATACCTGTTCGTAATCCCTCTTGTGCTCCCTTCGGTATATTCCTGGATATATTCACGTTATAGCCAAACAAATTAAAATTCATAGGATCACCCCTTAGCTCTATAATACAGCATGCTTCTACATACGAATGAAACCGTAAGGATCACGCTTCTGCTCTCTCTCAGTCTCCAACGGATTATATGGGATCTCTTTTTTCTTCACTTTCTTGCGCGGTCCAATTGGCCTTGCCATGCAGACATAACGCATCTCATCCGCGATATGATCTTCAAGTTTTGAATCCAGGTCCTCAACATTCACTGTATCGTGCAACATTTCAGGTATTGTTCTGATGGTGTTTACGCATGTTGTAAACACATACAATGCAGCCCGGCCTTCTTCATCAAATTCCAGTCGGTTATGCATCTGCATCCACCCATTCAGCCGGTTGTTATCAGCTTTGTTGAAATACACCCGATGTTTTTCCATGATTTCTGCTATACTTTCACCTTTTTCTCCATGCCCCTCAATCCAGATTGCCGGGTCCGCGACACCATGAATGTAAATACCGGGTGGTTCCAATTCGTCTTCTATTTTGCGTATCTCCTGGGCTATTTTATCTGCAGACCATCTGACACCAACATCCGGTTCCCCGGTCCATCCATACAGCTCCCGGTATTTGTATATCACGCCGTCATGATTCACCGCATACCAGCCCACAGCAAAAGGCCTTGCATAACCAAAGTCAAATGACCGGTACCGGTACCATGTATCCGGAATCCTGAACGGCTCAACAACATGCGTCCACCGATGCGTAAGATAGCCTTCCGGGTTATCACGCCATTCAGTGAAATACTGCCCTTCAAACACATTCCAGTCTCCATAAAGCATTGCCTTTTTTCGAACTTCCGGAAGAGCCTCCAGGGCTTCAACATAATCCGGGTCATTCTCCATCAGATATTTGTTGTCGTACACCAATGAAGGTATGAAAACATAATTCTCAGGCTTTTCCTTGCTTTTATATTTCTTGTCGATGAACAATCTTTTCACCCAGGCATGGCCAACTCCACCAGGATTGCAAGTAAAATACATTCGCGGTCTGAACTTCACCTTAATCATGCCGCTGGAGCGGTTACATTCGGTGAAGATCTGAAACTGAAACTCTGTAAATTGTGTCGCCTCTTCAAGGAATATGACATCGTATGCCTGGCCCTGATATTGGAGAGCATCCTTCTCATTGTCGCAGTATCCCAGGCGTAAACGTGAGCCATTCGGGAATATAAAAGCGTGAGACTCACGGTCATATTTGCAAACGTGACCTATTTCAGCCTGCAGTTGCAGCAAATGATTTTCTTTCAGGTCCTTGTATGTACGGCGAACAAACAGGATCTGGATGCCTGGGTACTTGAAGCACAATAGGATAGCTTTGCGTCTTGCCGCCCAGCTCTTACCACCGCCGCGGGCCCCACCGTAAGCTGTGTACCTGGCCTTAGATTTAAAAAACTGTATTTGTTTCGGATATGGATAACCACGAAGTTTAACCGTTATCGCTGCTATAGTCCTTCACCGCCTTATTCGGACCATTCATCCAATTCACCTTCCATCTGGATTATGATCCCCTCGTCAGTAATCTGAGATTTTTGTGCTGCTGCAGCTTTATCCAGTTCAAGCTTTTCCTTAGCCAGCTGAATCTTTTGTTCATCAACCTCAATTTTTGCCTTGTCTGCAGGACTAAGCAGGCCAAGCAATGTCCGCTGCAGTTCTTTTGATATTTGGAGAGCTTTCGCAAGATCAGCCAGGCGTTTTGTATCAACAACATCATAAATGCGCTCTTCAACGTTCTGGTTTTCAACAGACATAACTCTCTCAGTCTGTTTTCCTGTTGAAGTTGTTAATGTGACTATTTGCGGTGATTTTTCTTTTACCTGAACCAGATGCCTTTTAAACTGCAATTCATCTTTAAGTGCATCCAGAACGATTTTGTTAATCAGTTCTGTGGCCTCCAGCGCCGGGTCAATTTCATCCACTATACGTGCAGCACGGCGGTCGGCTAATCTCTGTGACGTTTTCGCTATAACTTTCGTAACGATATCCTCTCTGTTACGTTTTGCCGAAGCCGCCCACCCTTCACGCTTTGCACGGTCCCGAATAGTAGGAAACGGAATACCGTATTTTTCAGCCAGCTTCCGATACGATGTTTTTGTCGTCTCATATTCAGTTCGTATTTTCACCCAGTCACGTTTTTTAGCCATTAAAAAGCCCTCCCACCTTGAATTATAGGTTAGAAGGGCCTTTCTTCCTGAAATACCTTACTCAGGGAACAACAAATTTTCAATTTTTTTCATCACTTCCGCTTTAATTTCCTGTCTCAGTTTTTTCCTGATACGAGCCTCACGCTCAAAATGACTTTCATATCCCGCCGGTACCGGTGTAGGCTTTGCTATTCTATCTTGCACTATTGGGTACCAGTTCTCATCTATTAGCCCCTGTTCTATTAACTGATTTATTCGCTGGGATATATACCCCTGTGAAGCTCCTAACAACTCTGCTATTTTAGTCTGATTTCCCCTTTTTTTATACCCTACTTGCTTAATCACATCGATAAGTTCTGTATCCGAAAACCTCATTACGGTTTTACCCCCATTCTTTAGTGAATTATTAGTGAGTTGAAAATTATTAGCCCGAATTATTAATTAAATTTTATGCTATTTTTCTATAATCCGCTAAAATCAACTATGTTCGAGGGTTAAAAAATTTTGGGTTACCTGGTTGCCTGTTTGGTTTTATATTATATTTTCTTGCTTTTCGATACACTGTTGACACACTGCAACAGTTCATTTTCGCCACATCACGATATGTACAACGCTCAGTAATAAGTTTTTTTCTCAGGTAGGATGCGGTCAAAACCACTTCCCCTAACTCTTCCATCCGGTAAGTCATAACCAAACGATGAATGCGGTACCGGGACAGACCATATTTCTGTGACAGCTCATCCAAGGTTTTTCCCTGGAGAATGTGTTCCTTGTACAATGTTTTAGCTGACACGCATCCCATATCTCTTCTCACTCCCGCTGTGATATTGCCTGCTCTTCAACTGTTTCAACCCAGAGAATTACTCCGTCATCATCTTTTTCAGCTTTTAGTTTAAATTTTTCTAGCGCTGTACTCACAAGGTCATTTGGCAACCTAACTTCAGCGAGATCTTCCTGAACCAGTATTGCACATATCCAGGCCTGGATAATAGCAACGCTTGCCTTCGCCTCGTCCCGTTGCCCTATGACATTCTTGATTTCCTGATAAACCGGCGGCAATAGGTCGTTTTTAACCCTGTCCAAATGCTTCTGCTTTGCCTCTAACTCCTTCTGCAGCTTTTCAATTTGCCTGTCCCTTCTCCGAATAGTTCCTTCCAGTCTTTTGATTTTTGATTCCTCTGTTCCTCTCATACAGCTTTTGCCTCCTTCGATTTAATTCCTTCAATCCTTGCCTTCAAGGCATTCATTAATGTTTCCTGTGTCTTTTCTTTGTCAGCCAGGGCATTAATAACATCCTCATCCACCCCGCTAACAACAACCAATCGGTGATTAAAAACTTTTTCGGTTTGTCCCTGTCTATGTAAACGTGCTATGGCCTGCTGGTACAATTCAAGGCTCCAATTCAGGCCAAACCAAATAACATGATTTCCACCGGCCTGCAGATTCAAGCCATATGCACAGCTGGCCGGATGCGCCAGTAAAACGTCAAGCTCATGATTATTCCAGGCTTGCTGCTCTGCAGGTCCGGTTAACTGTGCCACCCGAAGCCCGGAACCGTTCAACGCCTTTATAATTCGCTCAAGGTCATGCTGAAAGTTATAAAAAACAAGTGCCGGTTTACCATGTAACTGCTCTATCAGCTCCAAGAAGGCCTCAATCTTGCAGTTATGAATCTCAACCACCTTGCGGTTTCCGACTTCATCTGTGCAATAAACTGCCCCGTTACAAAGTTGCAATAATTTTCCTGTCAGTACCGCAGCGGATCCGGCATCAATGGTATTTTCGTCAATTTCAAGAAGCATCTCCCGTTCCATCTTGTCGTATGCTTTCTGAGCCTGTGCATCCAATTTGACAGGATGGTCCACATCGACGCAATCAGGAAGTTCGATATAGTCCTCAGCCTTCATGCTGACACAAATGTCACTGATTTTTTCCATGATAGCCTGTTGTGCATCCGCTTTTGCGATATACTTCATTTGCCAATCATTTCTCTCAAAATACCTGGATCTGAAACCACTAAACGTCTTACCTAACCTCTGCCCTTGGTCCAGCAGGTATATTTGCGCCCAAATATCAATAAGGCCATTCGGTGCCGGAGTACCGGTTAGATTAACTATTCGCTTGATATGTGGCCGGACATACTTCAAGGCCTTAAACCTTTTCGCATCCGGGTTTTTAAAGCTGCTGGATTCATCTAAAACCACCATATCAAACGGCCAGGCATTTCGATAATACTCAACCAGGAATGGAACGTTGTCACGATTGATGATATAGATGTCTCCTGGTGTATTCAGGGCCCTGATACGTTGCTGCTTGGTACCCAAAACTGTGACGATTCGTAACAGTTTCAGGTGGTCCCACTTCTTAGCTTCCGCCTGCCAGGTGGCCTCGGCCACTTTTTTAGGCGCTACAATTAGCACTTTGCGGACCAGGAACCGGTTATATTTCAGGTCATTAATTGCTGTCAGCATTATTACTGTTTTCCCAAGGCCCATATCAAGAAACAAACCAAGAATATCATCAGTGATTGCCCGGTTTATGCAATAACGCTGGTAAGCATGCGGTACGAATTTCATACAGCTTTCACTTCCTCAATCAAGGCATCCACTCCGGCCATACTGTCAATGATGTACACCTTGAAGCCTAATGCTCTTATTTTTGCAATTTGCGCAGCCTGTAAAGCAGTCGGTTTATTACCAGGTGCTTTCAGTTCCACAAAAACAATCCTGCCGCCAGGCATTAGGATAAGTCTGTCCGGTACACCGTTATTCCCTGGAGAAACAAATTTATATGCCCGGCCGCCGGCCTTCCGAATTTCATCCCGGAGATATTTTTCTATGTCGCGTTCGCGGATATCGTTATTTGTTTTATATGGTTTTCGATTTTCCATTTTTTCTATCCTCCCATCAAAAATCAAGTGTCAACCAAATCAAGGATTTTTCTCTATTCTTTTTATTTATTTAGGCATTTTAGGTATATTAGGGTGTTATATTACTCTCTGTTTTTTCTATTTTATTTATTTCTATTATTTATTAGTTGACATAGTTGACAAATAAATAAAATATAGATATATCAAGGCTTTACCTGTCAACCATCGGCGTCAACTTTCTCTAAATTATGGTTGACTTGGTTGACACTCCTTTTTTGAACTTGGTTGACGCTCAAACGCCCATTTTCCGTTTTTTCATAATGATGGTTGACACTTAAAATCGCTCTTTTAAATCCTTTTTGTCTACCATAAAATGACCCGAAGCGCATTACTCCACCGCGTTCCCATCCGGGTATCTGCTCAAGTATGGCGTTTATTCGATATGCATCTTGTTTTGACATCGTTGATCTGCTATCTCTTATGCACTCTCTCCATATCTCAATAGCGCATACCCGATCACGTGGTACAAGTTTTATTCCATCTTTTTGCAGCATCCCGTTCCAGAACATCATGCGCCGGTCGTGATTCCAGTTTTGCCAATCTTCAGGTATTTTTTGATTTAAAAATTCCTCTATTTGCCCCTGTAACGGGTCCTGTTCCATGTGTATTACTCTGCGCCTGTCTGCTTCTTCTTCAAGTTCCTGAGACAGGTATAAAGGTTCCCCGGCCTGCCAGCGGATATATGCCTCAGCCCATATTTGGTCAATCTCCCCATCAAGGTCATTGAAAACATCCTTTGTTGGCTTCTGCTGTGCAGCTGTTAGCGGCCAGAATCTTCTATTGCCTGAAGGGTCCCGAAGATATTCAAGGTCGTTCGTAGTACCGAAGAAAACACACCGGCGTGGATGTCTTTCGGTTACTCTGGCATATGCTGCTCTGTAATGATCATCCTGTCGTGACAAAAACAGCTTTACCAGTCGAACATCTGATTTACTGTATGCCCCCAATTCTCCTATTTCAATTATCCATATTCCTTGTAGAAGTTCTGCAGCTTCTTTCCCTTCAACCGTATTTACGCTATCCGAAAACCAATCTTTACCCATTTTCCGTAATAAAGTGCTCTTACCTATACCCTGTGGCCCATGGATAACAGTCATAATGTCAAATTTTACACCCGGTGTCATTGCCCTGGCGACAGCTGCGACAAATGCTTTTCTTGTCACAGCTCTGGTGTATGGGTGATCATCTACACCCAAGTAATCAATGAATAGAGTATCTAACCGTGGAACGCCATCCCAATTAAGAGATGTAAGATAATCAACCACCGGGTCAAATGACTGCTTTGCTGCAGTTTGTACCAGTGCATCCAGGACAATATCTTTCGAACGAAAGCCGAGAATAGATTCCAGGTATCCCCTCAGACCGGCGTCATCATTCTCTGACCATTCAAATTCTTCATTTTTGTCTCTGGGTTCCCATGGCAGTGGACCGATGCCAATAATACGATTTGAAAATCGATTCAAACGGATACGGCCCTTGAGCTTTGGATCATTTTCCAGGACAATCCGGACATTTTTAATATTTTTAATGGGGTTTCCTGCCGTGTTATAGGTGAGTAATTTCATCCAATCGAGGTTATCGCTTTCCGTGTTATCGCTTGACGTTTGAAATGACGTTTGAAACTCTTCCATCGCTTTTTCGTATCTTTCTTGATTCAATAGCGCTGCAACGTGTGTATCCTTTACGGCAAATTCGCACATGGCCGTGAAAGACGGTAGACGGTTTGTCGGTGTGTCGGGTTTCGCATCATCATCCAGGTGCCCGAATTTATGAATCCGGACCAGGTCAAACGAGTTAACGAGTTTTCCGCTGCACGGATCCGTGGCATGGTGCGAATATAAAAATTGCCCATTATCGTATACTATGGCCCCGGCGACAGTAGAGCCGCCGGTGTAGGTATATCTATCCGGAATGCTGCATGGCGTATACGCATCCGGAATAAAAGTTGCTATAGCGGTATGAATATCATATGTACGGCAGAAAGCCCCAACAATACCTTGCTTTTCTGTCGGATCTCCTTGTTTTGCCGCAAGTTTTTTCTGTGTCTGTTGTGTACCTGGTACCTGTGGCCATTCATTGACATTGTGCCAGTCTTTGTACATGGCAAGAACACCATCAGCAGATAGGAATGGCTTATCCCCGTATAAATAAACATATTGGCTGTCACTGCAACAGGACGGCCAAAACATCAACCGATGCACTTCAAAAGTTGTCGGATCACAAAATTCTATCCCTATAAGCTCGGCAAGTTTTCTGGCCAGAGGTTCATATTCGTCTGCAGTAACGGTCCTGTCGGTTGGCAACAGTATTCTGAGCCGTGGGCGCGCTTCTTCATGTTTCCTGGTACTATAAATACAGTAACCACATCCAAGACCATCAACACGTCTTAAAATGTCTTGTGTGCCCCCTGCAGGAATGTTATCAAGGTCAAGTGTAACAACATCCCTGCCGATAACATTGGCCGCTTTACGGCGATTATGCAGAAGGCTGCCAGCAACAAAACCACCAACATCTTTTAATTCGTCCTGCTTTGATTTTGGCATAGCCAGATATTCTTTCAAGGTTTCAGTTCCCCTGGCCGGAGTTTGTAGTTTTGCCACCAGCTCTGACCACCACAATTTTTGTGATGGCCAGATTGTTGCTTTTCGGCTTCCAGCAGCTGATATGGTTATTTGTCTATCGTAATTCAGCATATATCATTCACTCCTTAGAAGTATTTATCACAGGGAGTTTAGTAAAGAATGAAAATAATGCTACATGTAAGTTAAACATGCAACCTGTTACCCTTGTAATATTGTCGTTCCAATAGAATGCGCAGGTCCGGTTATCCTGCATGAAAAATTCATCAGTAGGAGCATATATGAATACAGGTTTATCAAGTGCAATAGCTGCACCCAGTTCTGTATGGGTACCGCGGCCACCAGGAAGAAGGACAATCACTATATCAGCATTTTTTACACCTTGAATTTCTTTGTGGGCAACTTCACGAATTACAGTTTCTCCTTTGCCCTGGACGCTGCCATGGGTTGTCCAATCATATGTATGCTCCCAGCCCCACATTTTTAAAATTTTGGCCAGACATCGTACCTGTTCGGCATTTTCTAATCTGCTGGCTATGTAAAACTTTATGGCTTGGTTATTTTTCCTTGAGCATTCATTTACTTTTTCTGTGCTGCAATAATCTTTCCAGTCAAAATGACAAGAAATGCATGGATTATTAGACATTGTATACCTCCTATGCATTTAATTTAGGTAATGCAAAAGTATTAATTGTATTCCATCTAAGGCCACACCTTGTGCAGTGCAAAGTTATGATATAACCTTTTCCACCAACCACATTGCATTTATCTATATCCGCATTACATATTGGACAAGACTCAACAGGTTTAATATTATTCATTGCGGTTATACCTCCATCGTATTAGTTTTATATTGCGACTAAATTAATTCAGGATTTTCATAAATATTGCCAATGACTTTTCGTGAAATTAAATTGCTACCGAATAATTCTTTTGGTAATTTTCTTATGTCTTCGATTACCACCACGACAGTATATGGATTATCACCGTCACGCAGACATTCAATTATATCCCCTTCATAAATTTCTTTACCTTCTTTGCGTTCAGGCGTTAATTCTTTTAAGCCCGTAAATTGGCCGACTGTATCGGGGTCAACTTCAATAAAACCTCCTATATCAAAATCCTCAAGGTTAAAATATACTGATGTTACTTCCGGACAAATATAGGCTCTTCCATTGTTTACACACCCTGTTGCGACTATTAAATATCCATGTAACCATTCACCTGTTTCCTTGCTTTTCCCACGGAATTTAATCTCTCTCATTCTTTCACCCCCTTCGCATAAGCACGTTATTGTATGCTTTTCAATGTCTTTTTCCGTTTATTTCTAGCAACCTTAACTTTTGCTATTAGAATGCCTGTTTTCGCAAATTCCGGGATAGTGCTTCTTAAGTTAGATCTTGTAAGTTCTAATGATTCAGCCATTGATATGAGTGCCAAGTTGTCCAGCGTGATGTTATTTTTATCTCCGTCAAGAAAAGTAAGAACATATCCTTCTGGCACCTTCCCGTTTTTCTCTTCCCAAATCACCTTGTGTTTTAGCTTCCATACATTTGGCTCTGCTACCTTTACCAAGGTGTATCCATCTTTGTCTATGCGCTCACTTCCTATTGGTTTATGGTTAATAGGCTTATGCCCTTTCTTAAACCACCCTTTTTCGCATCCTGGAGAATAATACCCCTTCAATCCTTTATTTGCTGGTATATGACCTTTTTGAAAATGTCCGGTTAGTCCGCTGTTTATTTTGTGATTCTTGTAGTATGATTTGAGCTGCTTCTTGGTGTAGTTGGTACCGAATGTCTTATTTAGGAGCTCTGCCATGTCTTTTGGCCCGACACCCTTGTGATTTTTTTCGATGAATTCTTTGATTTCTGCAGGGTATAATTTAGTTGGTCTCCCAGCGGGTAATCCTGTTGGGGTTCCACTTTTCAAATTATGGTTTTTCTTATATGCCTTCATTTTCAACTCAGTAAAGATCGGTCCAAATTTAGCATTAACAAGTTCAACTAATTCCTTGGTAGTTCTTCCCTGGACATTTTCAGCTATGAACCTATGTATTTCTTCTGAATACTTTTTCATAACGGCTTTGCCTCCAACATGGGTGGTAATTTTTCTTTAGGTGTTTCTATTCCATACTCATTAAGGTGTTTCATTGTTTTCAGGGCAAGTTCACCATTTTTTATAATTGTTTCTGCTATAGCTGTTACTGCTTGACTGCGCAAAATCTCCTTTTGTATCTGCTCTTCTGATAAATCATCGTCTATAAGTCTTTCAATGGTTTCAAAAAGGTAATTATTCAAATCTGTTAACGTGTTTTTCATACTTGTTCACCTCTTCCTTTTATCCCTGGCTATATAGCCTATACAGAACCAAAAAACACATAATGGTATTGTAAATAACAAAGCATATATAATCGTTTTCCATGAAACAGCGATTCCAATATAATAATGCGGAGTAGTAAACCATGTCTGTTCAATCATTCAGATCACTCCTTCCGATAGTAATAACACTCAAACCCATCGCCTTTAAGTGGTAATCCCGGAGCCCACGGAATAGGTTGTCCCATGAGTTCACATACTTGTTCAAGGCTTCCTTCACCTTCCGGCATCTCCAGGATGACTTCATCATGAACATGAAACACAATTCTGTAACTATATAATTGTAGACGTTTTAAGGTAACTGCAAGACAATCCCTGGCTATTGCCTGAACGACATTCTCCACCAGTTTTCCACCATATGTACTGTCTGGCTCCCATTTCTTCGATTCTGTCAGGTTCCAGTACCATAGCGCCTCTTTTCCGAATTGGTTATCCTTGAGAAACGGATTTACATAGAATAATTTCCGGCCACTTGGCAGGGTAATGGTGAGGTAATTACTATATCCATCTGCTTCCCGTGCTATGATAAGGTTGTTTAAACCCACTGTTTGTCCTGTCATCATTACCTTTAGAACTGCATTTTCCATTGCATACCACAGGTCCACAATGCGCCTGTTTGCGTTTCTCCATCGTTGTACGATTTCAGGTAGTTCATCTTCAGATAAGCCCATGTCCAGTGCACCCATAGCAATAAGCGCATTTACACCACCTTGGTACCCAAGGGCAAGGGTTGCAACCTTCCCCTTCTGCCTGAGTTCATATTCTGGATTACCTTTTTTGATCAATTCAATAGGAACGCCAAACATTTGAGAAGCAGCTGCTTCATATATTTTGCCGTGAGAACGAAATACATCAAGCACCCATTCCTCACCGGCAAGCCAGGCCAGGATCCTTGCTTCGATAGCCGAGAAATCGGCCACAATAAACCGGCATCCAGGAGCAGGGATGAATGCTGTCCTGATGAGCTGAGACAAAGTATCAGCAACGCTTCCGTATATTAGTTTAACAGCTTCGTATTTTTTGTTTTTGACGCATTCACGGGCATGATTGAGAGTAGACAAGTGATTTCGAGGCAGGTTATGTATTTGAACAATTCTTCCAGCCCATCTACCGGTCCTGTTCGCCCCGTAGAACTGCAATAATCCACGGATCCGCTCATCGTCACATACAGCTTCATTCATTGCCTCATATTTTTTTATAGAAGTTTTGGAAAGCTCCTGACGTATCTCGAGCATCCGGCGGACGGATTTATCTGTTGTATTTTCAAGTAAATTTGCCACTGTACTTTTCTGAAGGTTGGCCACTGATTCGCCTGTTTCTACTTCCAACCATTGCGTCAGCTGCTGCACTGATTTAGGATTATCTATTCCAAATATTTCAGTAGCTTCTTTTATAAGAGCTTCTGTAGATATCTGGTCACAATACAAAGCCCCGTCAATAAGCTGACGATCAACCATAACTCCGCTAGCATTTATAAGCTGATCCAGGATCCATAAGTTTTGTTCTGCTTCTGGCATCGGAAAATTTGCCAAACGCTTTTCCACTTCCATTTCTGCCACTACATCCTGTTTGCAGTATTCCTTGAATAGGTTCCACTTTTCAGGTTCATGGTGTGGAAGTGTCCTGGTACGGTTTCCATTTCTTTTAGTAGGTTTACATGGTGTGCAGAAGATTTTTATTAGTGAATTCCCCACACTCAATTTTTTCTTGTCCTCGGGAATGCCCATCGCTTCATTTACCTGGGCTAATGATATTGGATATCCGCAATATAAGGCATGAACCATTGTACATAGCCATTGTTCGATGGGCGAACTATAGAATTTATTTAGGCAATACCATTCGAATGCTGCATTATATGCATGCTTAATTACAGTTGGATCTTGTAGTGCGTTTATGATATAATCAGGTATAGATTCACCGCTTGCTAAGTCTATAATTTCTACCGGTGAACCGTCAATAGAATAAGCAAACAATAATATTTCAAAGTCAGGTGATTGTACATATTTGTACAGACCTGATTTTTTTATATCTACCGATGAAAAAGTCTCAATATCAATGTGCATGTGATGCTGCATCATAACACCCTCCCTTAAGTGGATAAAAAGCAGGGGCGGGTTAGACCCCTGCCTGTCCACCTTTAAAACGGAAAATGGTTATCATCTACACCCATTACAGGTCCGGTCATTGGTTTGCCGGTAATCGGGTCAATCTGTGGTGCTGTTTTTTGATATTGTTGCTGAGGGTATGTAGCCTGTTGTGGCTGTTGATATTGAGGCTGTGCATAATTCTGCTGAGGGTATGCAGATCCTGTTAGATAACCCTGTTGTATATGCTGATATTGAGGTTGCTGTGGAGATACAGGATTGGATATCGTTCCACCAGCACCATATGGGCTAACTGCAGGTTGTGCATATGACTCTCCTGGTACAGGTAAATCACCAAAATCATCTGTTGCACTTGAGCGACCGCCAAGAGGCTCTCCGTCTCTTAGTTTTTGGACATTATTTAACCCACAACCGATACCCTTTTTCCCCTGGACCGCATACGGGAAAAAGTTAATGCTTACACGACCGTACATACCACTATATATTTCAGTCTCATTAAGTATGGGCTGTAAGTTGATATCCACCACTTCCGGACGCTGCTTAGTGCTTGCAGTCATCACCCAATGGCCTTTGCACTCTTCACCGAATGGCATACCATCTGATGGACGGGTACCGTCTCCATCGTAAATAGGCACAGCGACAATTGGCGGTTTCACGCCATTCCATTTGTCCTTTATTCCCTGCTGGATAGCTGCCTGAATTGCTGCGTCAATTTTTTGCTTTGTCACAATGTCTGATTTCGGAATAAGCAATGTGACGCTGAACTTTTCCGGTTGACCAGGTTGGTTTGAATACGGTTTAACGAGATGTACATAGCTTAATCTCACTTCTCCTGTAACGACTTTTGTTGGCATTGTTTGGTTCGTTGGCATAAATCATTACTCCCTTCATTTATTAAAACTTTTTAATTACGATTTAAAATCCTCCGCAGCACTTTGACGCTTGATCGGTTCACGTGGATCACTTTCGAGGACGAGTGTCGGTTTTCCAGGAGGTGTAACAACAAAATCACTAAGTAATTTCTGGAATTCCTTTTTCCCGAGTAGTTTTTCAACGCTGGCCAATGTAATTGGTTTTCTTTCGTACAGTATTGCTTCATCGATTCCGTTCTCAATAAGTAATTTGAAAGCAGCATCCTGATCTGTAAATTCCCTGTTTGCTCTTCCGTGTACAGCCTTCCAACCGGGAACCTCATTGCCGGCAAGGCATTCCGCAAGGGCATATTCTTCAAGATCTTTTATCCAAGCTGCTAAGTCTCTGGCTCTTTTAAGTAGATTACCTACTTCAACGTTTGAGATTAAGGGTGGCATTTTTCCTTTACTGTCTTCCAGGCTTATATTAAAATCAGCTCTTGCCCGGCAAAGGGATCTTGCCCTGCAGAATCTGCAGTGTTCCCCTGTAACAAACTCACCCTCACCGTTAAAAGCTTTTTGAGCTATCGGTTTGATACTCTCCCCCCACATCAAAAGATCAACCAACGGAATTTCCCATTCTGAAATAGTATCAAGCCTTGGCTGAACGATAGCCATTTTTACTGTATTGATAGGATACAGGATTTTGTACGCCTCATATGCACCCAAGGCATATAGTTTCATCTGGGGGTTGTCCTCTGCAGAAACAGGAACACCTTTGCCATATTTAAAATCAATAACATATAGGGTTGTCCCGGAAATAATGATGCAGTCACCAGTACCGAAACCTTCCGGAACATAAGCGCTGAAATCCAGTTTCTTCTCAACCGTTATGTAAGGTGGTGAGGTAAAACTGTAAATGATACCGGACACATAATCCAGATAGGTGTCTGTATGGGTAAGCATTTCATCCTGGTATAATTCATGTTGCTGAAGCTTTTTTAAACGGGAATTAAACGCCCTCAGCGACATTTGTTCGATGAATGCTTTTTTAAACTTCAGCTCAGCAATATCATGGGCCAGATTTCCTTCGTCTGCGTAGTCTGACTTTCTTTCTGGCAAGGTTTCTTCAAGCCTCGCGGATGGCGTGCATACCAACCACCTGTGTGCTGCCGATGCGGATAGTAATGCGTGTTGGGGTATCTCGTTGATGAAATCCTGTTTACTTTCATTGCTCATATCTTCACCCCGTTTTGTCTGAGAGCTGTTGCGAACTCACCGTATCGCTCTTTAGGTAATTGATTCAGGGCGACCACACCAAAGCTGTTTAAGATTCCGTGAAGTACATTCATCTTACCTGCATCAATTAACTGTGTAGCAGCAACAGCTAATTGCTCCATGGTGTATGTTGGGGCCTGAGACGTTGGAACAACTGTTGGAGCTGCCGGCGATTGTACAGGTGCTGCAGATTGTTGGACAGGTGCAGTAGGAGTTGACATTACCGGTTGTTGAACAGTTATCTGCTGATACTGCTGGGGTTGTTGTATTGGAGTCTGAGATTGTATAAAGTTTTGGGGCTGTGACGGTGCCTGATTTTGCATTGTGGTTTGAGGCTGTATCGTGTTTTGAGGTTCTTCTGTTGTAGCTTCTTTGAAAGCATTAACAAAGTTTATGGCCGGAGTTTTTATTTCTTTTTCAAAATCAGCTAAAGTCTCCAGCATTGTTAATAACGCACCGCTTTTTACTGAATTTTTAGCTTCTGTTGCATTGAGTTCGATAATCATTTTCATATTCACAAATACCTCCCGATTGAGTTATAATGGGTTGTGTAATTTTTTGTTTTCCGGCTCATCGTAGTTTTATGAGCTGGATTTCTTTTTGATCTCTCATTTTTATGTCTGATAAAGTTGGTTGTTTTCTGAAGCTGCTAATACGAAGACGCTTTCTTTGATGTTTCCTGATGATGTAACTGATAGCCAACCCTGTAAATACACCTGCAAAGAATATTAACAATTTCAATATTTCACCCCTTTCTTTTTTGCCGGCATATTGGACAAAACCGGCTGGCATTCTTTTGTTTTTTAATTGCCGTTCGAAATTTCTGTCCCCCTTCCCAGGTTTTTACGACTTTAAATCCAATGCCTGCATTTTCGACAGCTTTTAATAGTTTAGAGCCATTTTTCTTTTTATGCCTGTCCACTCTTGCATCAAGATTATTCGTAAAGCCGATGTAATGCTGTGCATGTTTATACGGCTTGTCGAAATGAATTAAGTAAACCATTTTAAACCTCACTTACATATAGGAAGTCGTATTTACCGTTTTTATTCTCTTTAATTTCATTCACAAAAGAATCAAATGATTTTCCGAAAATGCATCTTACGAGAATATCAGTTGTTAATTCTTTTGCATCCTTTGAAATAACAACTGTTCCCTTAATTTTGTTGTTCACGTCACCACCCCTTACTTATGAGTTAGCACTATTCGCATCACATGCGACTGGCTGGCTAAAAAAAATAGATATTGCTTCATCAGTAGACAAATCAAGAATGCGCATTAATAGATTAGCTTCTTTTATAGTTATATTTTGACCCCCAGAATTAAGCTTACGATAAAATGTTGATTTATCAATACCTATTTTTACCGCCACTTTTTCAACGCTTAAACCTTTTTCAACTATTTTGCCTTTAAGCTTATTTATATTAATCATAAAAGCACCACCTTTTACATGAAGTTGCATATCATGCGACTAGCTTTATGATATCACCGCAGATAATAAAAGTCAACACAAAATTCGCATTTAACGCAAAAAGTTTAAATAATATTAAAGTTTTCGTTGCAAATTTGCGACAATAATATTATAATATTGTTTGAAATGAGGTGTTTATCATGTCTATAGGTGAACGAATTAAAGCTCGAAGGTTAGAACTTGGGCTATCAGTAGATGAAGTTGCTAAAAGACTAAATCGTGATAGAGCTACAGTGTATAGATATGAAAGTAATGAGATAGAAAATTTACCGATTTCTATACTTGAACCTTTAGCAGAAATTTTACAAACATCTCCTGCTTATTTAATGGGATGGGAGAAAAAAACATCCGAAAATCAGAATTTGAGTTTTAACTATTTTATAGAAAGGCTTATGTTTTTATTAGGTTATGAAGTAGTATATGATGACGAAGATGCAAATGTATGGCTTTTTGGAAATGAAGGGGTTTACGAAATTACAGAAGCTGCATTAGATGATTTAAGGAGTGGGGTAAAAGCATATTTAAGGTTTAAAATACAAGAATTAATGGGTGCATCTAGAAAAATAAGCAAAAATCAACCCCTAAAACACAGGAATGAAATACTAAACGCAGCTAATGAAATAAAAGGTTCTACTGAAGAAGATAAAAATCATGATGACGCCATTATGGACAGCGAGGATTTTTAAATTTGAGGAGTTGTCAATGTGACTTATGATAATTTATTAATTGAAGCTGAGACAAATGGTTTAATTGTAAAAGAGAAACCTTTAAAAGCGTATCGCGGTCGGATAAAAGGTAATAAAATAGCTATAAAACAAGATCTCAATACTAAAGAAAAAACTTGCGTTCTTGCGGAAGAACTCGGCCACCATTATACATCTGTTGGTAATATACTCGATCAATCTAAAGTAGAAAACCGAAAACAAGAACGAAAAGCGCGTGCATGGGCATATAATTTACTTATCCCATTAAATGCTTTTGTCGATGCATACAAAGCAGGTGTAACTAATCGATATGAATTAGCTGAATTCCTGGAAGTCCCGGAAGAGTTCTTACAGGAAGCGATAGACTATTACTCCAGTAAATATGGTATTTGCGTTAAGTTGGACAAGCATATCATTTATTTTAATCCTCTGGGAGTAATGGAAATTTTTTAGGAGGTATGCTATGAAAAAAGCTGCTGCATATGCCAGATACAGCACAGACCAGCAAACCGAAAATAGCATAGCTTTTCAACTTGAAAAAATACAAAAATATTGTGCTGAAAATGAACTATTATTAACTGCTATTTACAAGGATGAAGCAGAAACAGGTACTAATACAGATCGAGAAGAATTTATCGCTATGATTGAAGCTGCAAAACGCAGAGAGTTTGACTGTGTTGTTATTTACGATATCACTCGAGGCAGCCGTGATGTTGCAGATTGGTTTAATTTCCGTAAAGAGATGCACAGGCTTAATATTGAAGTAATTTCAGCCACTGAAAAGCTTGGAGATATATCAAACCCGAATGATTTTCTTATTGAGTTGATTACAGTCGGCATAGGCCAGCATCACGTTTTAACTACCAGGCAGAAATCTAGGGAAGGAGTTGCTGTTAAGGCAAAACAGGGTGCTTTTCTTGGAGGATACCCACCGTTTGGATATGATATTGTTAATTCAGAATACGTTATAAATGAACATGAGGCTCAAATAGTGCGAAAGATATTTGAGTTATACGCTGAAGGTGAAGGCTATAACACAATGTTAATGCTACCGCATAATGTCCAGCAATAGCTATTGTAACTTGTCCGGATGTTGACGGGTTTGGTGTCCGGATGTTGACGGGTTTGGTGTCCGGATGTGACCGAAATACACTGCCCCATCC